CCTTGAGTATTGGGTTGGCGACGATGATAACGCTTATGGTATTTGCCCTTATTGTAATATTGGGGTTCCTTGTGAAATTAAAGTTGTGGATTCGGAGGCAGAAGAATGAGCGCACTGGACAAGCAAGAGGGTGGCGACCACTACAAAAAGAAAGCGATACAGCCTATTCAATACATAATGGCTAACGATATGGATTTCTGCGAGGGCAACGTGGTTAAGTACATTACGCGATGGAAGGATAAAGGCGGGGTAGAGTCTCTTAGAAAGATTAAGCACTACGTCGATTTCTTAATTGAGCGAGAAATTAAAGATGAATGAGCCAGCTTACAAGTTTATAAATTACCCCTATAAGTCGGCATTTGTAAACCATCCTTTGTTGATTGATTACACTATTATAAGCCATGACCTTACCCTTCCCGAGATGCTGGAGCATATTCAGTCATTCCTGCAAGCGTCTGGCTATGACTTCACCGACAAATATTTGGATATAGTAGATGCCGAAGCGTAAAAAGACCACGGTTGCTCAGGAGGTAGAGAAGGCAGCAAAGCTCCTACAGCGGCTTGTAAGGCTAAAGGCGAGCGATGATAACGGATACTGTCAGTGCGTTACCTGCGGCAAGATAGACCATTACAAGGCCATGCAGGGCGGCCATTTCATACCCAGAGGTAGAACTGTCTTTAAGCTATTTGAGGAAAACATCCACCCCCAATGCCCTAGCTGCAACCTGTGGGGCATGAAGCAAGCGCACTACGTTCTAAGATACAGGCAATATATGGTCTTTATCTATGGCGAGAAAAGGGTCAAGGCCATGGAGCGTCTGGCATGGAGGGCATCACCTAAGTTTAACAGGGAAGAGGTAATCCAGTTCGCCAGAGACTTAAAGGAGCAGATCAAGGAAGAAGAATGGCGCATAGGTGAGATGTAAAGTTATAAAAACAAATCCTTTATTCCATAACGGTATATACAATATCGTTACTTTTGGGCAGTAAGCGTTTAATATTCAATCTCAATCAAAAAACAAAGGGCAGGAAAATGAAAGACTGGAACAAAGAGTTCGTAAAAATACTAGAAACTTTGGAAAACAAAGCAGGGTCAAGGGGGCAGGACAACCCACAGGCCTATGACGCGCTGCTTCAAATTCAAGACTGGATTTGGGGAGACCATGATTTATTAATTACTTTTGCTGACGATAATGAGGCGTATGACCGCAGGGAGTATGATGTTGTTATGTCCGAAATTGAAGCTAACGATTTATGCGACAAGCCATACTTTAAAGACATCTATGGAATCTAATCTAACCGCCCCCTACGGGGGGCAACTAAGGGGAATAATATGATCAACCATCCTTACAAAGTCGGCCAAGCAGCCGCACAAATTGAGCGCAAGAAACGCGCAGAAAGCCGCCAAGCAGCACTGGCAGCAGGTATTTTGTTTCTTATCTTTACCATTGTATCTAATATGGAATACACCGACTGCATCAAATATGGTGTTTGCTAGTTTCCCCCTCTTGCCCCCTACGGGGGGCTTTTTTAAGGATAATAATATGAAAGCTGATCTAAAAGACTTTGTGGGCTGGATCACATCAATCGACGATAGATGGGATGGTGATCTGATCGAATTAAGCGACAGCCAGAAAGATGCTGCCTGTTACACTTGGTTAAGAATGCATCCAACGTGGCTAGATGATATATTCCCACACACCTGCTCGGATAACTTTGATGCCGTACTGGATTTAACCTACCGAATAGGCCAGTATCAAGCATTACCGTCTGGGTCGCTGGCTTACTACTTTAAGTCGAAAGAGAACGAATACCGCCAACAGTGTGATGATGATGGGTACTGGTCTCAGGCACTAGATGACTTTAAATCTATCTTGGATGATGATGAATTTGAAGAAGAAATAAGGGGTAGAATATATCTCTATATGGAAGATACTCTGAGGGAGAAGGTCTGGGAGGAATTCTGCAACTATCAAAACATAGCGAGGGCATTTACATGGGAACACTAAATGCGGTAAATGAGTGGAAGCGTTTGAGGGAGTTATATCCTGCAATCGAAAGCAAAGAGGTGAAAAATGAGCAAGATCGAAAAGGCAATGAAAGAAGCCCACAAATTCGCAGACAAGGCGATAAAAGAAGCCAATCAAAGCGATGCAATGGGTAGGGCAAAAGAATGGCTAATGACTGATATAGTCGTGAAGCGCATGTATTTAGCAGCAATATACTTTAGTTTGTTTGGGTTTATCGCTTTAGAGATATTGATTTACTAGAGGTCAGGGGTTCATATTCCCTTCCTGTCAGAGTGATGCACTGGCGACCAATACGCATCAGGCCAAGGTGACTTTGACCTTTTGACCCAGACTAGCCCACTGGGGAGCCGCAACGGGCTACAAATCCTGTGAGAGTGTTTAACCGTTTTCGACACTCTCTTTTCCCACCCCCTGCTAGATTCGCTCTGTAGGGGTTTTTTTATGCGATAGAATATACATTTAAATATATATCGTTAGTGGTATAAACCTGATGAGAAACAAGCATTTCCGATCATAACCGATAGTCTGTAATATGCCGCCTTAATCAACTAGGAGGCAACAGTGCTATATATAATCATCTTCACACTAATCTCACTTACCGCAGTAGCAGCAGACGATCTCAGATAATTTACATTCCTGTGTAAAACCCTATACAATGCCCCTATCCATCTACGCTAGGGGTATGTTATGGACTCAATTAAAGTTACAAATCGGATAGATGAATGCCTATTTTTCGAGTTAGAAGATCACCTGGCTCAGTTCGATGCCATCATGGATTCTATCTTGCAAACCGATGTCCAACGTCACACAATCCGCGAGGCTCTAGCTGACTGGGCGCAGTCGGTTGATGACGCTGTTGGGGATATGATCGAGCAGCAAACGCCAGAAGAACCTACACTCACCGCAGATGAAGTATTTGGTACAGAAGTATGACAGTTGGCAGACCCAAATGGATACCTGACGAACTAGCCTGTCGCAAAGCGCGAGAGATGGCTTCTCGTGGCCTTACAGTGGCGCAAATAGCTGACTGCTTGGGTGTGTCCGATGCAACTGTTTACGAGCGACAGAAAGAATATCCTGAGTTTTTAGAGGCTATAAAAAGGGGTCGCAGTGAAGGTATCAACCAAGTCACAAACAAATTGTTTGAAAAGGCTATTGATGGCGACAATACCTGCATGATCTTTTATCTAAAAAGCAGAGACAGGGAAAGCTGGGGCGACCAGTATGTTGAGCCAGTAAAAGAGATACCGCCAATCCAGATACTTGTGGACAAAGATGCAATTAACAAAGCCGCAGAGTGAGATATTCCTCAGTGATGCGAGATTTGTTGCTGTAGTTGCAGGGCGTAGATTCGGTAAGACCTTCCTTGCCACTGGTTCGCTGTTAAGAGCAGCCATTGCTGGCAGTAATAGAAACGTCTGGTATGTTGCCCCGACCTATGGGGCAGCCAAAGAGATATGCTGGAACATGCTAATCCATACCATCCCAGAAGAGTACATCCAAAAGACTAACGAGACAGCCCTGACGATCAAGCTGATTAACGGCTCTGTGATTGCCCTAAAGGGGGCAGAGAAGCCAAACAACCTGCGAGGTCGTGCATTAGATTATGTCGTGCTAGATGAGTTTGCAGACATGCGGCCAGAGGCATGGTTTGAAGTATTGAGAGCATCCCTATCTGATCGACAGGGGGGCGCAATGTTTATCGGTACACCTAAAGGCCGTAATCACTTTTACGACCTATGGGCAAAGGGTGTTGATGGCGCAGATGATTGGCAGTCGTTTCAGTACACCACCATCGAGGGCGGCAATGTTCCTGCAACAGAGATAGAGCAAGCTAAACAGGATTTAGATGAACGCACGTTTAATCAGGAATACTGCGCGGAGTTTGTTACTTACTCAGGATTGATTTATTACTCGTTTAGCAGAGAAGAGTCTGTATTGGCGTTAGACGATGATAATGGTACACTCCATATTGGTATGGATTTTAACCTTGACCCCATGTCAGCCGTTATCTGTGTGCGTAAAGGCGGGACGCTGTATGCCGTTGACGAGATTGTCATGTATGGGTCTAATACCGACGAGATGGTTGCGGAGATTATAGACCGCTACCCGACGCGGAATATTATTATCTATCCTGACCCAGCATCAAGACAGCGGAAAACATCTGCTGGCGGTCGCACTGATTTGTCGATCTTACAAAACGCAGGATTTAGCGTTAAGGCGAAGAAAACTCACGCATTAGTTAGGGATAGAATTAATGCTGTAAATAGTCGTTTACTGTCGAGTGATGGTGAGCGGCATTTGTATATCAGCCCTAAATGCAAGCAGACGATTAAGTCGCTTGAACGGCAGACATACAAAGAGGGAACGAGCATACCAAATAAAGATGGGTTCGATCATATGAACGATGCCCTTGGCTACTTGGTAGAATACTTGTTCCCAGTTCGCACAGAATACGACACACCACAACCGACTAGGTGGACTTGATGAAAACAATCGAAACAACTCACCCCGAATACGACAATAACGAGTCGCGCTGGGAATTCTATTTACGCAGCTACATGGGTGGCGAAGATTACATAGATGGGGCGTATCTAACGCGCTACATCTCAGAGGATAAAGACGAGTACAACCGAAGGCTCGATCTAACCCCGATAGATAACCACTGCAAAAACATTGTCCACATTTACTCTAGCTTCCTGTGGCGAGTAGCACCAACCAGAGCGTTTAACTCTGCCGCTGGCAACGTAGCCCTAAAGCCTTTCCTAAGTGATGCTGATCTCGATGGGCGTAGCTTCAATGCGTTTATGCGACAGGCACAGGTCTGGTCTAGCGTTTACGGCCATGTATGGCTGATGATGGACAAGCCTAAATCTACAGCAGGAACAAAGGCAGAAGAGTTGGAGCAAGATATTCGGCCTTATGTGACCATGTTCACCCCTGAGAATGTGTTTGACTGGAAGTACGAGAGAACGGCCAGCGGCAGGTTTGAACTGGTGTACCTAAAGATCAGGGAAGCCATTGACCGCGTTACAGATACCCAGACTGATACCTGGTATCGCATCTGGACTAAAGACAGTGTGCAGCTATGGCATGCGGTAAATGAAAACGAGCGCATGGTTGAGGAAGAAGATAACGCACTAGGCAAGATACCTGCTGTATTCCTTCCTGCCCAGAGATCAGTTGTTCGCGGTATCGGTATATCAGATATTGCAGACGCGGCCTATATGCAACGAGCGATCTATCAGGAACTGTCTGAGATCGAGCAGCTAATCAGAATCAGCAACCACCCTACCCTAGTCAAGTCCTACCAGACCGATGCCAGTGCTGGAGCAGGTGCTATTATTAATATGCCTGATGATATGGATGCCAGCTTAAAGCCGTTCCAGTTACAGCCCAGTGGTCAGAACCTTGACGCTGTTCGCAACTCGATAAAGGATAAGGTCGAGGCTATTAACCGCATGAGCCACATGGGTGCTGTTCGCGGCACAGAGGCAATGACCCAATCAGGCGTAGCAATGCAAACAGAGTTTCAGATGCTGAATGCCAAACTATCCGAGAAGGCCGACATACTAGAACTGGCAGAAGAGCAGCTATGGCAGTTGTTCTGTGAGTGGCAGGGTATCACCCCTGATATAGAGATATTCTACCCAGACGCATTCGACCTGCGTGATTACGACAAAGAATTATTGTTCCTACAGCAGATGCGATCTACTGGCGTTAAGTCAGTAACCCTGATGCAGGAGATAGATAAAAAGATCAGCGACCTAATCCTAGATGATGAGGCACTGGCTAAATCGCATGTTGAGATTGAAAGCGGGTCACAGGTGCTGGGTCAGTTTGCAGAGCAGGATGTTGCTGAGTAATGCCAGCGGATACAGCCTACTCGGAAGTGCTGGAGAAGTTAGCCGATAGCCATCA